CTCTTTCATCTTCCATTAGATAGATAGAAGCATGTTTTAAAGCACCATATAGATAAGCATCTGGATATCCTGTGGATATAAAGTTCGTTGTATTAGAACTGCTTAAAGCATCTATAGTGCCATAGTATGTTAATTGTAGCGTATAACTTGTGTCAGGGGTAGGTGCTAACTCTAATGAATTATCTACAATTGCATAATAAATTGGTTGACCAGTAACATTGTTATTAGCTTTTCTATATACATCTAGTGACTCTAAAGACTGTTGAAATAATGGTCTAAAGTCATTTGATGTTATTTCTACATTAATAGCTTCTAACCAATCTGTTGGTAAGCTCATGTATTGAGCGTCTGCTGTAGCAGTTGCACGCTTTACCATATCTTTATTTCTCAATCTTCTGTTAAATTCTGATTCTGTTGCATCTATAAAAAAGTCTAACTGATCTGTTAAATCTGACCTGTTTAAGAAATTTGCAATATTAGTTTTTAATTCATCGTATGTCATACTTTACCTTTCCATGTTCTAAATGGTTTGTTATCTGAATGGTTTAGCCATTTCTTCCATTGCGCAGAATCTTGCGCCCATCCTTCTCGGACTGCTCTTTGATATACTACCATTGGTATTTCTGCCACATGGCGTAAATCTTTACCAGGTGTATATTCAGATAGATTTTTTACATAGTCTAAAGTTGGCTGTATGTTCTGTTGTGTATGATAAACAACTTTCTCATCTTCTGTTGCGAATACAGACTTAAAGCCTTTCTTATGATCTATTAATGTTGTCTTTGCCATGTGTAGATTTTAGCACAAAAAAAAGGGATGCCGAAACATCCCTTTAAGCTAATTGACTAAACTTATGATTCGTTTAAGTCAGCAACGATTCCGTGTGCAGCTTCGTTAGATACTTCTAAACCATACTCACATACAATCATTTTTGTTTCAGCATCGCCTATTGTAGCAATATCAACAGTTTTAAAGTCTCTTAAGAAAGATACTTTAGCAAACTCTGGATCTACTAATAGTAATGATGCTTCTCTTGATCTGTTTGATGGAACGATTTTTAGTTCACCAAAGTCAGATGAGTATACAGATACTGAAGCTTCAACTGTGTTTGCATCAACAAACTGTCTAGCTTGAGTTCTACCTGTGAAACCAGAGATAACTTGTTTGTTATGTGGACCACATATAGCCATTGAAGGCTCAGCTCCGTTACCAAACATAGTTTGTAGAACGCCTTTTAATAAAGCTTCTGTTAAGTCTCTGTCTGTTCCATCAACTGGAGCAGCACCGCCACCAGCACCTGAACCACCAGAACCTCTGGATACGTTAGATGTTAGCCATGATTCAAAACCACCAGTTACCCTAGCTGTTGTAGCGTCACCAGTTGTTTTAGCACCGTTTTGACATAAAGCTTCTTCCATGTCTCTTTTCAATGCTTTAGCCATAATAGCTAATTGATGAGCCATTTCTGATCTTTTGCCAGCTGGGTCTGAAGCGTCTTGAGAACCAGTTACAGTTGCGTCTCTTTTTGAGATCATTGCAACGTTACTTACTCTAGTTGTCGCTGTAGCAGTAGATCTTGATAGTTCAAAACCCTCTAGCTGTCCAGAAGCACTTGGAGTAGGTAAGACTTCTGTCTGCCAATCAAACACTACGTTTTTAATATTTCTTTTTCCGATTGATGACATAAACGGAGTTTGCATTGGAGAGATGTTGTAAATAATATTACTTAAATCTTCTCTGTCAGCTGTTGCCGAATATGTGTCAAATGCGTTAGTTACCTTTGCCATTTTTATATTCCTTTATAAAATTAAATTAATTGTTCAAAAACTTTAGCTGCGTCTTGGACTTTTCCAGACTTAGCTAACCTTTGTTTTGCTTTCTTCACAGGTGCTGCCGATTTAGGTCGGTTAGTAGTTCCAGGTCTAGCCACTCTTGCTGGTGCTTTTTGTGTTGGTTTTTTCTTTGTGGCTTCAACTGTTTTAGAGTTTAACCAAGCATTTCTTAAACCAAGCAAAGCACGATAATCATAAACCTGTTGTATTTCTTCTGGAGTGTACTCCAAAAAATTTACAGCATATTCGCTTATAGCAGCTTTTTCTTTGGCAGCAACCTCTGGGTTTTGCCATTCAGGGATTATTTCAAGAAGCTTTTGATTGCCGTATTCAACAAACTGTTGAAGTTGTGTTTGCTGTTTAACCATTGCTTCTTGTTGAAGCCTTTGTTGTTCAGCACTTACAGCACTAAGCTTATCTTTCTTTTCATCCCAAAGCTGTTTTTCGCGAACATACCCAACAGGATCATCTTCGTACAAAGTGTTCCAGTCTGGTTCGTTAGCCAGTTCGCCCTTTAATTGGGCTTCCATCTTCGGTAACAACTGCGAATAAATCGCATCTCTTTGCGCTAACTCTGCTTGCTGCTGCTCAATAGTCTTACGCTGTTGAGAGAGTTCTTGTGTTTTACGCGTATAATCTTGCTGACGAGAATATCCATTGACGAGTTCCTCTTGCGTGACTTCTACCTCTTGGCCATCTACTTTTACAGTAAATGTTTGAAGTTGCGGAGCTTCCTCTTCAACATCGGTTTGTTCTTCATCCAGTTCTTCTTCATAGTCATCTTCTAATTCATCTGCAATTTCTTGATCAATTTCTTCATCAACAAATTCAGAATCATCTTCGATAACTTCTTCTTGTGTTACTTCTTCTGTTTCTGTGACTGCATCTTCAACCTTATCCTCTTCAGGGGTTAAGAAACTTTCAAACATCGAAGTAGTAACTTCCTTATCAGTTTGTAAAGCAGTCGGTTTATCCGTTATTGCCATAATAAATACTCCTTATGTATTTAAGAGTATTTTAGCTTAATAATGTGTAAAAAGGGAAGGTTTAACCAATATTTCTAATTTTGTTTATATTGGACTTGGTAAGTTTACCTTTCTCAGCAATGATACGCAGATGTCTTTCAACCTCTGGTAATAGTAATAATGACCTGTGGATATCTTCTCTAGCATTAACATCATCTATCTCTCTTGAGTTTAACCAATGAGTAATGTATTCGTTTTTAAGATTTTCTACCGCTTCTTTAAAAACTTCTGAGGTTAATATTTGTTCTGCTTGTGCAGCTTTAACTACTTCTTCGTGTGATACTGACATTATACAAATAATCCCATAGGTAGTTGTTCTATAGAAAATTTATTTAGATTTGGTTTGCCAATACTTCTTATTGGTGGAAACCCAACAATTGGTGGTAGGTCTGCTGGAATCCTTGAGGGTATGTTTATTGGTGGTAAGTCTACAGGTGGTAAGTCTACAGGTGGTAAATTGATTATATCCATTGGGGGTAGTGGTGGCATAATACCTGGTCCATAACCACGGTCTACTATTCTTTTATCAATTATTGGTCTGTCATCAATAAATAACTGATCGTTTATTTTCGGTGGTATTAATTTATCAATATCCATTGGGGGTAGTGGTGGCATAATACCTGGTCCGTATCCAAAGTCTTGTGGTGGGATTGGTTCCCTATCTATAGAAAAATCTCTACCAGTTGGAACTCCTGTAATTAAAGAATCAGCATCCATAAAATCTCTGTTTTCTAAACCAGATATCATAGGCCTTTCCAAAACTTCTCTATCTATAGAGAAATCCCTACCTGTAGGCACTTTGTTTTGAAAAAGTCCTCTTCCCTCATCATAAACCCTTCTAAGACTTTCACCAGTTAAATCTACCCCACCAGTTCCTGTAATTCCAGCCTCTTTTGCTTTTTGAGACATATATTGCAGATTTTTATTAATTTTCTCCAAATCAATATCAAATTCTCTTGTTGGAGGTAAAATTGCTGGAGGTGGGGGTGGAATATCTACATCTTTAGGTATGTTTAATTGTTCTTGTGTAAAACCCATTGGTTTTTCTGGAGAGTAGCTTACGCCTGGTGCAATGACTTGAGACATTGGCATACCGCCAGCTATAGAACGTGCATAGTCAAAACCAGAACGATATGTTGGGTCAGAATAAGGTATTGAATAACTACCAAATTCATCTGGACCCAGTTGTGGTTCTTGTTCTTGTTGTTGTTGAAGTAAGTTAGCTAAATTTTGTAAATAATCAGCATTAGGGATTCCTGTAAAATTCATGCCCATTCCAGCAGGTGGATTTTCTAAGGATTGTGAACCTACTATATCTAATAAATCTTCTCGTTTTTGCATATTATTGTGTAATTAGTTTATCTATTTTAGCGTCTAGCTTATCTATACGCTCTATAACCCTATCCATATTCATTATCAATTCTTCTTTGGTAACGAATCGCATAGCAACTTCTTCTCTGGTCTT